GATACTTTTTGTATTGCCCAGATGACATCATAATGCTATCTTTAGCATTTCCTTCGATGCCAGCAGCAGCATTACCTACAGCAACAGAAAGTTGGCGTAGATTCTTCTGATAAGAATCAAGCCGTACTTTCTTTAGGCTGAAGCTCATCTTTATCATGGTGCCAGCACCTCAACTTCTAACGGGCCAAAGCGGCGAACCGTGGATCCAATGGCAGCGCCAATGGTTATGCGTATAACAGCGGCTGTTGGATATGCAGCCGGATTCAATAGACTGATTATCCCCTGCCCATTGAGCTGCTTGGTTATCGTTGCACTACCGCTATTAAAACTGTACGCCGACCCTGTAGCAACATTGGTATAAGTCACTGACAGAGTATCGTTTGTTGTGTCGTATGGAGTCCCATTGTCATCCACCAAGCGCATCACGTATGTGTGCCAGTCTCCAGTCCAAGCAGAAATGTTTGTAACCTCTTGCGGGTCTTCAGTTATTTCTAAGATGTTTCCGCTGACATCACCCGCCCCGGTATTATCACCAGTTGAAAGTGTAACGGTCATTACTGCACCGTTAGTGCCGCTGGCTCCTCTGACTACAACAGTCACGTCATCTGCCGCTGCCGCTAGTGCGGCATCAGGGAGGTCAAGTCTGTAGACACCCGGCATATAAACTGAATCTACTTCAGCAAAGCCACCAGAAATCCACGCCTGTCCTATCGTACGGGCTACCAGCGGTATGTTTACGCTTGCTGTACGTGTGCGGTTGTACCGAGCTGATAGACCGCTTGTAGAGGCTGTAAGGCCTGTAGCACCTAAGTAGAGCTCAATGCTTTGTGATGTACTGCCAGGAGCAATTCTGATCGTGGATGCGTTGCGCTCCGATGGCAGGTAAGTGCCAACACTGCTAATGTTGCGATAGGTTGCCGAGCCAGCGTCTGGCGTTGCACCTGTCCACGTAACGCCGTACATGTCAGTAACAGGCGCGCCAGTTGCTGTGCCGAATCCAGCATTAGGGCTGCCTAAGAAACTACTAAACGGTTGCAGTGGGTTAGACCCAGTTAGCAAAGCGTATAGATTGTCAAAACCTCCGGTTCCTACTACGCTACTTGTAGCAGATGCTGGTGCGTTAGTAAAAGAAGTAGCGCAAGAAACATACCTGCAAAAAGTCTGTGTGCCTGAAACCGATGAAGTGAACGCTGCTCCAGTCACGCACAAATTAAACAGGCAATTTTTTACTGTTAATGCAGGTGTACCTAGTTGTTGAATACCAGCAGTACTCATATAAAGAAATGTACAGTTAGTGACGCTGAGTATTAGATTTGAAAAATATATTCCAGTGTAACCATTCATAAAAACTGTATTAGTTATTGATGAAGTATCACCAGCTGCTGATTGACCATTAATGACTATTTGATAAGCAACGGTTTGAGCATAACTGTTAAAGACACAATTTTTGATTGTTAAATTTAACGCTGTAGACGTTGGTGGACTAAAATTTAATAAGTGATAACCACCAACGTTGTGTCCTTGAAATAAACACTTATCAAATGTAAGGTTTTGACTCGTAGCAAATACAATACCACCAAGGTTAAAGTTACTAGCACACGACAACAAAAACTCAATACTTGAAAAATAAAGATTGTTTTTAGACGTACCGGTTATTGTATTCCCTGTGTATATCGGTGCTGTGCCTAAGTTACTAAATGCACCAATCTGTACACGTCCAGCACTTACTCCCGCAAACTGTGAAGCGGTCGGGTCACCGGTGATGTACGTGGTCGCACTGTATGTCCCACCGATAGTCACCTGCTCACCGTATAAGCCGGGAGCAATGTAGACGGTATCACCAGAGCCTATACCAGTGGCTCCCAGTGCCTTCTGGATAGTCTGCCAAGCAAGACCAGTCGTAGAACCTAGCCCAGTATTGCCGTTGTTTCCATCCGGTCTCACATAATAGATCGCCATTATTCAGCTGTCCCTGCTACGATTTCTTGAGCCATAATCACCGCAAATTGGTTGCTATAACCTTGCTGAAACTGTGCGTCTTGTAAAGCCCACCAACCAAAGATGGACGTGCCATTCTCGCCGAACGTGCCGAGCAGGTTTCCTTCGTTGTCATGAATATCCCCAAAGACAATCCAGTCACCGGGGACGTTCGGGTTAGGCTCCAAGCGGTAGTTTTGTAGATTCATTATATATCCCTCACATAGATGCGGAGTGGGCCAAAGACCTGCGTGTCGTTTGCCGTTGTTGACCTTGTGATCGTTGCGGTGTATGTCCCTGGCGTGTTCGTTACGGTCGTATCGATTGTAAATGTAGCCCGTCCATCAGCTGCATATGTTGCCGTACAAGAGTAAGTGTCAACCAGCGTTGCACCAGAGTTGTAGACCTTAGCCGTAACCGTTGCACTCGTGATGTCTATCCCGGCACCGTTGTTGTCTACACACTGGATGTCGATTCCGTGCTGTGCGCCCTTCTGGATGTCAAGCGGATCAGATGCACCCAAGCCGTCAGCCTTGACCTCAAACGGCCCCATGCGTACAAGCACTGCGTCAGTCGGTGCTTCTACAAGATTGACCGTCAGCACCGCGCCGTTAGTACCGCTTGCACCACGCACCACGATAGTCACATCAGATGCCCCTGCCGCGAAAGCAGCATTAGGGACATCAAGCCGATACACGCCCGGCACGAGGGAGGAGCTTATCTCAGCAAAGCCACCAGAAGACCACGCGCCTGTAGGTGTCTGCGTCACCAGCGTTATAGCCACCGGTGCGCTCTGGTTGCGGACGTAGTAGGCCGCTAGACCGGAGGTGGCAAAGGTTAGCCCTGTCGCACCTAGGTAGAGTTCGATGCTTTGTGATGTTGAGCCGGGAGCGATGGTGATTGTTGAAGCGTTCCGGTCTGTTGGTAGGTAAACACCAGCCGTTGAATAAGTTACTGATTCAATAGCACCAAGAGTAGGCGTTGATGGCGTTGACCATGTAACGCCATACATGTCTGTTGCTGGTGAATATGTGTTTATACCCGCATTGATTCCGTATGTATTCGTCAATATTGCCAGTGTTGATAATGGGTTTAGCCCACTAATACGTGTATATCCAGAATCAATAATTGACATTGGATTTGTAGCTGTTGTCACACTTGATGCCACGTTAGTTAGCGTCGTTGGAGCAATGATGGAATTGTATGTTTGCACGACCTGTCCATTATTTGCAGAAGCAGAAATGCCTGTGCTTCCACCATAAATAAAACAGTTGGATATAGATGACGCGAAAGACGTTGAACAAGTGGTAAATACAATTCCTGTACCAGATGACAAAACTGTACAGTTTGCAATTGTCACACCACCCATACTGCCAGATGTTTCGCTTTGTATTGTCAGCCCGTTAGGCTCGTTATTTACATTTAGCTTTAAAAATAAACAATCTTTGATAGATGTATTACTATTCCACGCAGTCGCAGTAGGCTTACCAAGAACTGTAATTGCATTCCAAAATTGACAATTTGTAAACACTGGCCCCTGTCCGCCAGCCGTCACATAAAATAATGGGCCATATGCAGACGCTTTTGGAATCTGCATAACATTACAATTGGTAAGAACGTGTCCTTGACCTTCAAACCACATCATACGTCCGAAATACGGTGAACCATCTAAACCAATACCTTGTAAACATATATTCTGCAATGTGACATAATCTTTAATCATTGTCAGCATTGTGCTCCCACTTGGAGTGACACTGTTTGTTGTGTAGTTTGTCCATATAACTGGACCAGCACTTACACCGGAAAATTGAATCGCTTGCGGATCTCCAATAAATGTTATCTGTTGGCCTGAGTTCGCTGGATTGGAAAATGCTGCCGTATATGAACCACGATAAGTACCAGGGGCAAAATAAACAGTGTCACCAACACCTACACCAGTTGCACCTATAGCTTTTGTGACTGTTTGCCATGCTTGTGCAATAGATGGCCCAAGACCAGTATTTGAGTCTGATCCATCAGTACGTACATAATAAGTTGCCATTACTCAGCAGTCCCATTCACGATTTCTTGAGCCATCACAACTGCGAACTGATTGCAGTAGTTCTGTTGAAACTGCGCGTCCTGTAAAGCCCACCAAGCAAAAACACTTGTTCCATCAGGGCCAAATGTGCCGAGTAGGTTGCCCTCGTTATCGGTGATATCACCAAAAGCAATCCAGTCACCGGGGACATTCGGATTAGGCTCCAAGCGGTAGTTTTGCAGGTTCATTTGCCAACCTTTAGCGCATTGATTCCCGTACCCTTGAAAGGCATCGTGAGGAACGCCAGCACACTGCTCACCGCAGCGGAGACACCCGCCGCTACCGCCTTGCTTCCGTAGAGTGCAAGCACTGCGCCGAGCTCGGCAATGTCGTGTGCTTCGCTTGTCCGGATGCCATCACCGAATACCGAGGTGAATGCAGCTACGAAAGCCACGATCACAACGACCACTAATCTTTTGATGCTGATGCTGTTCATCGGTTTATTACTGCCTCCAACGCGCTGACCTTGTTTTCAAGTTTACCGAGTCTCTGTTCGATGCGGCGCACTTCCTGCTGCTGCCCGTCTAAGGTGTTTATAATGTGTGCCACCTGAGTCTCCAGTCGCGTCAACCTGACCTGTATAGCAACCCATGCGGCACCGATACTAGTAACAGTTATAAAGGCCTGTATGCCAATGGGAACCCACGCCTCTGCCGTCATGATGTACGCTCCACCAGCCCTACGTGCTGTACTAAAAGTTCTGTCTGCCCAAAGTCTGACCCGATCACATCGTAATACTTGGCATCATCACCCACCCGGTAAACCCTATCCTGCGGCATGACATCAGCCCCTACAGCAACAATCAGCGTCCACTGTGCAGATGACTGTATGCCACCGCCTACAATGCTCTCTGTGTCTGATTGGTTGGTTAGCCTGGCGTTGTACTCGGCAACCTTGCGCCACGTCTCAGTAGCACCACCACGGCCATCTTCGGTTAGGGTGAAGCGGTGTATTTCTACACGGTCTTGGCAAAGGTTGCGTACCATGCCAGCCCTTATGGTTGCGCGGAGTATCGGACTCATGCGAACACCAAGGGGCGATATCGTTCAGCCATTGAAAGGCAGTGTGCTTTGAGTTGCGAGAGCTTGACATCGGACGTGCCTTCCTTGGCATCGATGTCGCTTGCACACCGTGAGGCTTTGATAAGCCAACCCTGCCGGGTGGCTGTCCTGACATCGTAGCGCTCTACATTGGTCGGGCCTTGGTCTACCCACATCAGGGTAGGGTCTCCGGTTCCATCTTCAAGGGTGTAGCCCTTGACTTGGTAGGGAGCATAGACAGGGTAATCAGGTTGTGTCGTGCCTGATGTACCGGCAACCCTGCATTCGTAGACCCTGCCATTGGGCGTTGTAGGCACTACACGGTCACCGACAGCATAGGTGGTGCTAGCCGTCCAAGTGGTGAACCGGGAGTAGGAATCTAAGATGCTCCCTATCTCGGTTGTGGACATCTGCGGATAACTTTGTGCATCAACAAAAAGTGATACCTGCGCTATCGCTTCGGCTCGTGTCATCATGCTCTCACTATCCCACATAAAGGAAAAGCCCCCGGCACGTCTGCCGAGGGCTTGAGATAAGAACCGCTAGGCTTATGTAGCTGCGGATGCTCCAACGATAAGGCTTCCCGGTACACGGCTGGATGCCGTGGCATTGACGTTGCCAACATCGAAAGCGGAGAAAGCGAAACGCTCGGTTGCCTTGAACGCGAGCGCGTCTTGATTGAAGTAATACTGGTCGCTTACCTCAATCGTAACCGTACGACGATCACCGAACGCTGTACCCATGCTCAGGTCACCAAGCAGGATGTAAGGCGTGGTTGCTGCCAAGGTCTTAGCCATGTTCTGCACGAAAACAACTGGATAGCCATAGAGCATAGGCGTAGGACCATAGGCATTCTGGATGTCCATGATAGAGTTCCCACCGAGTGCATCAAGCAAAGGAGCGATGGCGTTGTACCAGATCTCGCGATGCATGAACCACTTAGCGTTAGCAGCATAGGTCGGGAGCTTTGCGACCATGCCCTTAAGGTTCGCAAGTGTCGGGCTGTAGGTGATTGTCTGCCCGGTTGTAAATACCTGCAGCGAGGCAATGTTAGCCTTGGTGGCGTTCAGGTTGTAGACAGCATAGAGGATGCCATCAAGACCACTGGTGCTATCGACTGCGTTGTTGAAAACAACACGGTCTTCTTCCTTAGCCAAGACATAAGCCATATCACGGGCAAGGGTTGCACCAAAGTCGATGATGCTATCTTCTGCCAGTTCCTTGGAAACCTGAGTAAGAACCGACGGTTTCTTGGCTACAAGGTTCACCTGTGCAAATGTCAGGTCGGATGCTGTGATAGCGGTATTCTCTCCCGGATAGTACACAGTGGTCGATGCCGTGGCGTTAGGAACGTTCAGAACATCGCTGCTCATCGGGTAGATGCGGCAGTTCTGCCGAGCAATGCCAAACTGCTCACGCAGGTAAATAAGGTCGGACGATAGTGGATCTGGAACGGTAAAACCACCAGCGGTTGTCGTGCCTTCAGACTGTGCCTTAAGGTTGGCTTTTACCCAGTCAGATGCTTTGCGGTTGCCCATAATAGAGCGTCCCCATTGACCCCATGCGTATGCTTTATAGTTCGCTTCGTCACGGGTACCAACGAATGGGTTGCGTCCAATACCGCCGGACTTCCAAGGCTGTTCTGCTGGTGCTTCAGTAGCGACAGGATGACCTTGTCCGAGTGCCTTGATGGTCTCGATGCGCTCTTCGATGCCCTTGGCTTCAGCCATAAGGCTCTTGACCTGTGCAAGGTCACCGTTACCGGAAGCGAGTTCCCGCGCGGTAGCAAGCACAGATTCTTTTTGATTCTGCAATTGTGTCAAATTCATAGTTGTGTTAGCAACTCCAGACGTGCCAGTAAGTCCTGGCGCTCGTCATTGTCATGGGCTTTCGCCTCTACTACGATGGACGGCTGCTCTTCCGGCTGGTCTGCATCCCGCAGAGAATCCCAGACTACGGGAGCCAAGCGCTTGGCGCTTGACCGTGACAAACCGACTGCATCCCGCAGCCGACGTTCAACACCCCGCAGGGATGCGGGCTGTACGCTCTTCATTCCGTGCATGGCATATAGCCCTTTAGCACGTCGAGCAAATTCATCAATCACGGCATCCGCCATGGTCTGATCGGATACCGCTTCGATAGCCCCGCAGAGCGCATCGTAGTAGGCTTCAAGCCCTTCGTGGATAAGGTCACCTTCGGACTCATCAAAGACCGACACGGCGTACTCTTCCGGGGACTGCTCAGGCATTGGAGCCATTACCATCTCTTCTTCCATATCCATCATAGGCTCCATGCCGTAGTACTCCTTCAAGGTCTTGACGCTGTTACGATACTCGGCGGGTGTCGGGGTTATGCTTGCCTCGGCGATAGGCCAGCGGGTGATTTCAGCGGCACCGCCCATGCTCTTGCGCTCTACCAGATGACCAGCAGCACCAGACGAAAAGCCCATCTTGCCTTGCTTGCAGAGCTTCGCAATCATGCTCCCGTACTCATCGGCTAGATCCAACTGCGCTTCGTACCATAGCCCGGTATCGTCCATCTTGATGAAGCCTGTACCGATGCTCTTCTTCCCGACAGCGGCATCCATGCCGTGATGATAGTAGACGTTTAGCGGTACGCGCTGACCCTTGGAAACCGGAAAGCCGTAGTCAGTTTGAGGCGTGAAGTAATCACCTTCAAGGTCGGCGGTCTTGGTATCGCCAAAGCGAACCAGGTAGCCCTTGACGTAGCCCAACCGGTCGCTCTTGATACCGTCAACGGTAGATGTCAGCAAGTCCATGGCTCCACTATCCCACATACCTACACAAGGCTCCGTAAGGGCAGTACACGGGTTGTAGGCCCCCAGTCTTGGTTATCCTGCACGACTACGAAATCAGCAAGCGGTTTGCCATCTAGATACATCTGATATCTTGCAGGCCCCATGATGGCTAACTTTTCAGACTCTGACAATCCAGCAAGAATGCGATCAGGCGTGGCTACCTCTGGCCGGGTATCCGGGATTGATGAATCGCCGGTTATCTCTGCCCATGAAAGCGTCTCCGGTATCATCACGCACCGGCAGTTCGGGTGGCTTGGCATGATGGTATCGGTGGCTTGCAAGGTACCGGACAATGCCAAGCAAGCAAGGCATACCCGCGCATCCTGCGTAGCTTGCCTTCGGTATCCGGTAACCGAACCATTCTCCGTATAGAGTTGCCGCTGGGCTTCACGACTGGCGCGTATCATCTCGGTACGGGCTATCGTCTCGGCTCTTTGCCTACCGATATCAGCCGCCTTGCGTACCCGCCGTGCTACCGTTCGCGGACCTTCACCGAGACTGATGCCTTGTACCAAAGCCATCTGCATGGCATCGGTGGTTACTTGGGGGATGGCATCGAATAAGACAGCCAGAGGGCTACCATCGCCTGCGAACCCGACAAAGGCCTGCAAGGCTTCGTCAGGTAGACTTGTCCAGCTAGTACCAAGGGTAACCCCGGCGGGCTTGCGACCCGCTGCCGCTTCCACAAGGCCTGGCGTTGCCTCATTAGCAAGTATGGCACTTTGTAGCTGCCCATCGGCTGTAATCACTGCCCCCTCTACCGAGAACTTTTTGAGGTTCTTCCCTAACTCCTCGATGTTGTCTATGATCCGCTGACGCATGAAAAGGATTGTTTCGGATGGCGGTTCGCCGTTGGCTTCACGCTCGGCTATCCGTCCCTCCAGCGCTTCAAGCTCATCGATGCTCGCCTTTGTCGCTGCCTTGTATGCCCGTTGCATACGGCTTATGGCTACACCTTCACGCTCTAGCAGGTCATTCCTATACTTCTGACTGGCGGCATATATCCTGCCCGTGCCTGTGTCTACTCGCTTGAGCTGGTCTCCAGCTCGTACCCGTAAAAAGGGTGCGACTTATACACTACCCCCGGAGTGCATACGTGGTCACCGTCAAGGCTCTTGCCGTCTTGCTGCATTGCGTCACGCTTGGATGTTGCCCAGCGGTACCCGGCATCGCCGCCCCACAAGTCCCAGGCTACACGCCCCGGTGAGGGGAACCCTTCCTCACCAGCGTTGAAGCCTTCAGCCTGTTTGTCTACTTCGTGGCGGCTAAAAAAAGAATACATCCGGAGGATGGTGTCTTCGGAAAGTTTCTCACCGTTGACAATCTGGTTTGCTCGCGCAAGCCCTACCCGCGTCCCGCCGTCGAAACCTTCAGCCTTCCAGTCAAGCGCTCTTTGTGCCGCTTCGACCATGCCAGCGTTCGGTACAAACTTCATCTCGTACGCTTTGGCTTCATCCCGCAGGGTAACCGGTGCGGCTCCCGTGTGCTGTACTGGAAGGTTCAGGAAGCTCGTAACACTACCCGGATCGTAGCCAGAGCGGATGAGGATACCTGCCGCGTTGGTTGTCTCTGCCAGCGATGCACTGGTACCAGCCTGAACGCTGATGGCGGATGGATGCAACACGCCTTCATCTTCTGGGATGGCTTCAAGCCCGGCTATGCGCTTGGCTTCAGCCCGATCAATGATTCCCGCCTTGTATAGTTTCTCGGCTCTTACCGCTTCCGCTTGCATATCGTCAGCAAGCGCCCTGACCGTTTCAAGGTCGTACATCACAAAGTCACCCTGCTGTGTCTCAGGGTATTCCGGTAGCAGGTCAGCGGTGATCGCATCCGCCAAGGTACGGAGCAACGGCACCATTCCGTCTTCCCATGCGGCCTGTTGCGCCCTCTCATAATTGCTGTAGGTAGACCGCTCTAAGCCGCTTCCAAGGCCTAAGACCATAGGGTTGATACCAAGGGCTGAACAGATACGCTCCTCCGGTACACGTCTCACAGAATCTAGTGCAAGCTCGGAAGGAGTAAGGCTAACCCTATCCATCTTGTAGGCACCAGTCATAACCACGATGCCGCCGCTACCGTCCCCGGTAAGGTCTTCATGCAGTTGCCGCTTGACCTGCCGGGCATCGTCCATGCTCATATCTACGCTGGTCTCTTTGGCATCAGGCCCGACGATTAGCGATGGCATAGCACCGTTTGCAAGCAGTCCGTATGCGGTAGTGGATGCCGTGTTATCGGTTGCAATCTCACGCAGGACGGCGGTAAGCGGCGCTCTACCAATGCGGATATCGCTAGGGTCTCTGCCGTACCGGATGTGGATAATGTCAGATACCGGGATGTCGAAAGAGCGGCCGTCCGTGGTGTAGATGTAGTGGGTCAACGGGTTTACCCCGTTGCCTACCGGTCTAACCATGTCCTGCGGAAGGAACTGCAAAGCGGTCACGGTGCCACGGGTGGAAGAGCGTATCTTTCTCAGGTAAGTGTTGCCAAACAATTTGAAATCTTGAATGACCCAGCCCCAGAATAAAGACCCCATAATCATCGGATCCGGTTGCGCCATGAGCTGAATAACCGGGTGGTCTTCTACCGGGTCTGCCTGTTGGCTGTCTACCGGTCGATAAAGCCGTGGTGTTGCCTGTGGGTAGTTACGCACATACCAGTCAATCGCTGATGCAACAACGCCGTTTAGCCCAAGGTCACCGGCAACTCTAGCCCAGTCCTTGGTGCTTCCAGGGAGCGCCCGGCGTAGCAATGTCTGCAGCTGACCAGAGCCGTAACCGGTTAGGTAGATGTCTCTGGACTGAGACAACGGCAGCGGTAGTGCCTGTGTCGGGTTGGCTGCGGCTTTACGGCCTAAGAAGCGGTCAAAGATACCCATGCTAGCAGTATCCCACAAAAAGAAAAAGCCCCCTTGCGGGGGCCTGTGTGTCTTCTCTGGTTTAGATTGTTGATATAGCGATGCGGGCCATCTTAGCAAACTCTGGTTCAAGGTCGGTAACAACTTCACCGGTTGTTACATTGACATATAACTTTGCGTTGATGATGCGTCCAGCCTTGCTGTTGCTGATGCGCTCGCCGTTCAATGTCACATTACGCAGTGAGCCAGTTTTGTAGCATTCAACTTCAAGGCCAAGAATGTGTTGTGGTTTGAAGTAAACCCGGTGATTCGTTCCGCCCGTCCACTCCTTGCCGCCTGCCTCAACCAACCGTGTAATAAGTTCCATTTTTCTATCTCCCTGCTTGATGTAGATAATATACACCGTAGATATATATACTGCAAGGGTATAGAGGTATATATTTTAGACGGCTCCCCAAGAACGCTTTGATCCGCACACCTGCCAAGCATAGGCCAGAGCGTCCACCACGTCATCATGCCGCCCAACCGGAAAGGATAGCAGCTCATCTTCAAAGTATGCCGGTAGGCCTTGGCAGTGCATTACTTGGCTTTGCTCGTACCGGGCTTCTAGAGGCGCAAAGCGGGTCACTTTGTCACGGTCTGGGCGTATCCCCCGGATAGGCAGTTTCGTGCGCCGTAGAAGCTCCTGCACAACTGCGGCTTGATACTGCACCTGCTCGATGCCGATCATGCTAGGCTTCCACTTATCGGCCATAGCCTCGATGAAACGCAGGACAGCTGCAAAGTCCGCGCGGGTGCGGTTGATGTCTCTAACGTAGATCGTGCCATCATCACCACGGCTCACTACCGCAACCCCGGTGTAGTCAGCTTCAGACTTCGTAGAGATAGCAAGGTCAACCCCGATGTAGGTGGGTAAGCCTTCAGGACAATCGCCGTACCGCAACCACTCCCGCTTGATACGCGCTCCCGCAGCATCGACGAACTCGGCTAGATACTCCTGCCGGAAAGCAATCGATGGCAAGGATTCCCCAGCCTTGCCTACCTCCTCCGGATCTATCCACGGGTTAGCCGTGGTTGGCATCTGCCAAGACATCCAGTCGGCATCGGTAGCGGCCTGATTGTAGAGGGTGCGAAAGTAGTTGGAGCCTTTAGGAGTGCTGAGAAAGAACGCGTCCCCCTTGTAGTCGGTTAGCGTTGGGCGTATGGCTTCAGTCCAGGCTTGCTCTAGATGCCGTGCCATGGCTGCCTCATCAATGATGACCCGCTTGTACTTACGACCACGGGCTACGGTTGAAGGGTCATCAAGCGTCCAGTAATCGATGGCTGCCCCGGTTATAAGCTCGATGCGCGGTGCGGGGCTTTGTACCGCCCTGCGGATAACCGGAGCATAGATTCTCTTATGATCGGCGTATGCCTCTTCAAGCAAGCGGTAGGTAGGAGCAAACCAGGCACAAGGTAGCCCGTCAATCAGAACCGGGTCAGATAAAAGGTTACCGCCGAGCGTGGTCTTACCGAAGCGTCTCCCGCAAGCAAGCACGTTGTACCGCTTGGCTTCCCTCAGTATCACCTGCTGGGCTTCATGGGGCCTTGGTAAGACTAGTCGAATATCAGGCAATCGGTTTGTCCGAATACTCCACGATGACCTTGACCGGGCTACCATCTGCCCCGGTCTGCTCTACCCTTGATGACCAGTCCTGCTTATGCTTACGTTCAAGCCACCACGCCGCAGCTTGCCAAGTGGTACGGGTTGCATCTTGGATGACCTGAAGGTTGCGCAGTTCCGCTTCACCCTCCGCTTTTTCTACAGCGTATGAAAAATCTGAATATTCCTTGAGCCAGTTGGCAAGTGTAGTCTGATCAATACCAGCGGCAGCACAAGAAGCCCTGCGGGTGTTACCACCCCGCAGAGCGTCTGTGAGCTTGGCTACCGTTGCCGGTGTGTACTTGGTTGGTCTACCTGCTCCGGGTTGTGCTGCCATCTTCGTACTCCTTTTCTCTA